ATAGGATATTTTGTTCCTATTGATAAGACAAGGAATGAGTATAAGATAAAACCTGAGTTTATAACTGATCAAGATAAAGCTAACATAGCGCTCCAGTATGAAAGAACAGAAGCTAAAAATAACCCAGACCCTAGAGTTTATCAGTCCCTAGTAGTAAACGCACCTCGTCTACCTTCTGAAGCTTTCTTAGATCCTGAAAATAACTTCTTTCCTTCTTTACTATTAAAAGATCATTTAGCAGACCTTTTAGCTAACCCCCATAAAGGAAGCGACGCTAGTTATGTAGGAAGCCTTAATTACACAGAAGGAAAACTAGAATGGAAAACAGACTTAGAATTAAAACCTATTAGAGAATACCCACTACCTCCTGGTTATTCTAAAAAAGGAGCTATAGAGTTATTTGAAAAACCACAGCTCAACGACCAAAACATTATACCTTTTAATAGATACATAATAGGAGTAGATAGTGTAGATAAGGCCCTGTCTACTACAGACTCTTTATTCTGTGCTTTAGTATTTGATAGATGGACAGGTAAAATAGTAGCAGAGTTTACAGGTAGAAGGGAAGACCCTAACGAAGCTTATGAAATATCTAGAAGATTAGCATTATACTACAATTGCAGTATTATGTATGAGCAATCGTTATTAGGAATGTACACTTACTTCTCTAATAGAAACCAAACGCATCTATTAGCAGAAACTCCTATGGAGCTTAGAAACAGAGATACCTATAGAATAAACACTAACACATCTAAAGGACTACCTGCTACAACTAGAGTCAATGATACAGGACGTAACTTTATTAAATCTCATTTACTAAGGATTTTAAAAGAAGGGGATACCCTTTTACAGTTACATCAAATAAAATCATTAGGACTGCTAGAAGAGTTAATTAAATGGAATCCTAAAGGAAACTTTGATAGAGTATCTGCGTTTATACAGGTAATGTGGTATGACAATACGTTATACAAAGAAGAAGAGACTACTTCCCAAAAACAGCAAGAAGTTTATACTGCATCTAATTACTTTAAACAATTTGGGTTAGGAGCTGATAAATCAGAAATAGGAGTAGTAAAAGCCACTATATATGATTACGGTGAAAATAAGTAATTAATAAAACTTATACTTAATTTTGCCTAAATTTGCAAACATGTCGAATTATATTTCAAGTTTTCCTAGGCAAAAAATTCCTCAAGCTAAAAAGAACGAAAAGTGGGCAATGGAATGTGCTAAAGCAGCAGCGGAGCCTATCTTTCAAAATAATAGCAATATTAGGAAATCAATTAGAAATAAAATAACCAATTATAACTTAAGGATAAATAAAATTAATTTAGAGGATGTAGAAGTAGTTTGCAACCCTCATAAATTAAAAGACGACACTTTCCCAGATACCTTTAAACACATTGGAAGAGGTAACGCTTATGTAAACCTACTAATAGGTGAGAAACTAAAACGCCCCTTAAACTTTAAAGTATTCCTTTCTTCTAAAGATAGAGACGGAATAAATAAGAAAGAAAAAGACTTAAAGAACTTGCTTATAGGCAAAGTTCAAAATATGGTAATGTCTGAGTCATTAGATGAACGATCAGCACAGGCAGAACTAGAAAGCTTATCTAAGTACTTAAAGTACGAATACCAAGACATTAGAGAGCAGACGGCTACTAAGATATTAAAGAGAGAAGTACAAAGAAATGACCTTAAATATAAATTTGCTCAATGCTGGGAAGATGCTCTAGTATGTGGAGAAGAGGTTATGTACATAGATATTACAGGAAGAGACCTGCTAATAGAAAAAGTAAACCCTTTACAGTTTTATACACTAGGATCTGGATACTCAGAAAAAGTAGAAGATTCTGATATTATAGTATGGTTTGACTATAAGTCAGTAGGCCAGATAGTAGATCGCTATTACGATAAACTAACTCCTAAAGAAATAGACGAATTAGAAGAAGGGCTAGATACTAAAAGCAAAGCTAGAAACCCATACAGCGCCATAGATAATAGTTTAATGGCAGCTGCCGCAGATAGCACTTTACCTAACGTAACTATAGTACCTCCTAATATTAGTCAGTATGGAGGAAACTTTGTAGATAACGATGGTAACTTATTAGTTACATATGTTAACTGGAGGTCTCGTAAAAAAATAGGAGAGCTAACTTACTATGATCCACTAGATGGCTCAGAGCAAAAAATGATTATTCCAGAAGGATATCCAGTAGACGAAAACAAAGGAGAAAAGTGTAGCTGGTATTGGGTAAACGAATGGTACAAAGCTACTTTAATTAAGGATGATATACTAGTAGATTGGGGCCCTATTGAGTTTCAGTCTAGATCTCCTTATCAACTATCAGAAGGTAACCCTAATTTTGTAGGACAGTATTACAATACTAACCAAGGTCAGGTACACTCCTTGATGGATGTAATAAAACCTCTTGACTACTCTTATGATATTGCTTACTGGAAAAGAGAACAAGAGATTGCCGCTAACTTTGGAACAATGACATTCTACAATGCATCTATGGTGCCTCATGGATGGGATGCAGAAAAGTGGCTTAACTACGCAATAAAGAAAAAACTAGCGCCTTTAGATCCTACCCAGGAAATACTAAAAGGCCCATCACAAAATAAATCCGCAGGGGTATTTAATACTCTAACTGCTACAGCTATACAGTCTCAGGCATACCAGGATATTAGATTGTACACTGAGATTATGTTATCTCTTGAAGATCAGATGGCTAAAGTCACTGGAATAAACAGACAAAGAGAAGCTCAAATAAGTCCTTCAGAAACTGCTACTGCTACTCAAGTAGGATTTCAGCAGTCTTCTGCTATAACAGAACCTTTATTTTATAAGCAGTCAGAGTTTGAAAAAAGAGCACTAACACTGCTATTAGAAAAAGCTAAGTAACTATACAGTAAATATCCTCAGAGTGGGCAGTATGTATTTGATGAAATAGGTTTAGAAATGATACAGGACTTTTCTGAAATATCAGAGTCTCATATGGATATATATGTGGCTAACTCAGGAAAAGAACTAACACTACACGATACATTAAAACAAGTATCAATGGCAGCTGTACAATCAGGACAAGCTACTATGAGTGATATGGTATCAATACATCTTGGAGAATCTACACAAGATCTTGTTAGAAAACTAGAGGCCTCTTCTGAAAGAATCGCTAGACAACAACAAGAATCTCAAGCTCGTCAAATTGAAGCAGCACAAGAAGAAGCTGAAAAAGAAAGATTATACAAGCAGTATAAAGATGAGATGGATTGGAATCTAAAGAATAGAGAACTAGATATTAAAGAAAATATCCAGATAGCTAAAGACAATGATACCAACAGAAACGCTATAAAAGATGAAGTAGAGTATGAAATGAAGCAGCTAGAAGTAGAAGAGAAACGAAGTTCTACAGATAAAAAACTAGCATCTAAGGCAACAGAGGCAGACAAGGAAAGACAGTTCAAAAGAGACATAGAAAGAATGCGACTCTCCAATAAAATTAAAACAAGTAAATAATGACTCCTGCAGAAGCGTATAATGAATTAGAGGCTTTATTATTAAAATTAGATAAACTAAAAAAGAAACCTTTAGAGGGCTATAATTTCAGAGTTAAGACTCTTAGGCTTCTTGGACTTGCTATACAAAAAGCTAATGCTTCAGGATCTGGGGGAAGTTTAGAATGGGGGGATATAACAGGTACACTTTCAACGCAAATAGACTTACAAAATGCTCTAAATGCTAAAGCAGGTATAACCCACTCTCATGATGCTAATGAATCTTCTTACGACAATAATGTAAGTGGATTAACTGCAATAGACGTACAAGATGCTATAACAGAATTAAAGGCGTTATTAGACGCTTTAACTACAGTAACCGACGGAGACAAAGGAGACATTACTATAAGCGCATCAGGCACTACCTATACCATTGATAACGGAGTTGTTAGTGATGCTAAACTTGGCACAGGTATAAATGTTGAAAAACTAGCAAATGGTAGCGTAACAAATACTGAGTTTCAATATATAAACACTTTAAGCTCTAACGCACAAACTCAGTTAGATGCTAAACAAGCTACTATAACAGGAGGAGCCAGTACTATAACTAGCGCAGACTTAACAGCCTCTAGAGTATTAATCTCTAACGTATCTGGTAAAGTAGGTGTATCTTCTATAACAGAAACTCAACTAGGATATCTTTCAGGCGTAACTGGGGCTATACAGACTCAAATAAACGCAAAACAAGATACATTAGTAAGTCAGACTAATATTAAAAGTATAAATGGCGCATCAATAGTTGGAAGCGGAGACTTAAGTATTACTACTGGAGTAGCTTGGGGAGCTATTACAGGGACTCTATCTAATCAAACAGATTTACAAACAGCATTAGATGCAAAACAAGGTAGTCTTACTTTAACTACAACAGGATCCTCAGGCGCTGCTACATTGGTAGG